AGAACTAGGATGTCTTCGATTTCGATGTGCCAGATTGGGAAGTGTACAGTCGCGCTTCCACCCCTAATGCCGTTCTGTGTACAGCATCTGACAGTCGATTCAAACTTTTTAAGGAAAGGGACAACACCTGTATGTTGAACTTCTCCGCCTCGGATCTTACTGTTGATGCCACGGATTCTGCCTGCGTTGATACCGATTCCCGCCCTTTGTGCAACGTATTTGCCGATAGCCATATCAGAACTAAAGATGCTATCGAGGGTGTCATCAACATCAACAAGAACACAGCTAGCAAATTGTCGAAGTGGAGTTCGCACCCCTGCCATGATAGGTGTGGGAATGTTGATTTTGTGTCTTGAGATTGCATCATAATATTTTTTAACGTAATCTAGTCTGGTATCCTTTGGATATTTAGAGAATATGGTTGCGGCAATCAGCAAATACATGAACTGTGGAGTCTCATATACCTTACCATTACTCCTGTCCTGGACAAGATACTTATCACAAACTTGACGCAAACCTGCATAAGTAAACAAATAGTCCCGATCATGATCAATAAAGGACTCAAGTTTATCAAATTCTTCGTCAGAATACAGGTCAAGTATTTCTGCATCATAAACTTCTTTAGCAACACATCCCTCAACTTGCTCCTTTAGTGTTGGTGTTTCGTGCATACGACCATAAAGTTGTTTACGAACGGCAAACAAAAGAAGTCTTGCAGCAACAAACTGATAGTTAGGATTATCCAAACTTACTAAGTCTGATGCGGAACGAATTAGAATCTCCTGAATCTCATCCGTTGTAATACCATCATAAAACTGAATACCAGATTGAATCTCAACCTGACTTGCAGATACACCGGCAAGATCTTTACATGCCTCTTCCACCATTATATGCAGTTTATTTAAATCAAGAGGTTCATTTTTTCCATTTCTTTTTGTTACCTTTGTTCCGTTGGTCATATTTTTTTCCAGATGTTAAATTTAATTTTTGCTTCTAATCCTGAGTAGGTATTCAATTCTACCATAGACATAACATCATGTCCAGCAAGAACAATGTCGTTAATATCTTTATCAACTATGTTATTTGGCCAGATGACGACTTTTTCATTTCTATTGATACATCCTTCAACCCTTCTAACAATTTCTCTATTGCGGGGTTCGTTATCGTAAACAAAAATAATGTTGCTTCCCTTAAGATAACCCAAGTCACCATCACTACCACACAAAGCGACACTATTAGTGATGAAAGTGCTATCAAAGGGTCCTTCGACCACATAGATAGGTGATTTTTTATCAATAGTTTCAAGTCCATAAACTTTCGGTGCTTCCTCATCCAACATCACAGTGATATATTTAGTGAATGATTTTCCCAGTGCTCTGCCCTGAAATCCAATAAGATTTTTGCTCTCATCATACATTGGTATTACAATACGCCTCTCATCTTTTTTGATAGTATCAAAGGTTTGCTTCTGCGTATTTGTCCACTCCATGAACTTGTCAGCATAATAAAACTTGTCCGGATCTATCTTACGATTTGTAAGATATTCATTAGCAAAAGAATTTGTTGTTGCTTTTGGAAGATTGATTGATTTCTTGAATACTGGTTTTGTAAATTTAAACTTTGGTGCTTGAACAACAAAGTTTTTACCAGTATGACCTTCCTTAAACTTCTCAAGAGTATATTGCTTATGGAGATTTACATCAATCTCCTTTAGCAAGTTATTAAAGGACATACTCGCACCACAGTTATGGCACTTGAAGTTAGTATTATTTTTGACCTGGTAGATATATCCCCGTGTCTTATTTTTATTCTTCTGTGAGTCTCCACAAATAGGGCATCGAAAATTATAAAGATTATCTTTAACTCTCTTAAACTTCTGAAGACGAGAAGATACCATTCCAATATACTTGGAATCAACCAAATCCATTGCGTTTAAAGACTACTTTGATGTGTCTATTATAACCTGCTGCGGGGTTTCAGTCAAGAAGAAAGGTGCAATACGACTTCCGACACCTATGAGTAGTGCAAAGACCGCTAGAACTCCTCCTACCTGCCATCTAAACTTGGAAAATGCCTTTATCTCTATCTGCATATTATCTATTCTGTTATGGAGAATTTTACTATTTTTTTCTTCCGTTTCTTTTAATTCATCAATCATCTTTATAATAAGACTATCAGTCTTCATACTTTGCTCTATTCTTTCATCATGCTTCGTAAGAATTTGAGCAATACGAGTATTTCCTTCCGATATCTTTTCCACTGCCGATTCTAATTTCGCAAGCATCTCTCTTGAGAGATCTTCATACATGTCAAGTTTTGATTCTAATACTGCAACCTTTGAACTATTAGATAGCATTATTTTTCTCCACCACTCCATCGTTTTCTTGCTCCGGGAAAACAACCCGTACCAATAATCCTTCTTCTCATCGGTCCCATAACCTTATCATATCCCTTAACACCACTACCATCTCCAACAGAATTAGCAATTGCTTCTTCCTTAATCGACTTAACAATATTCATTACATTTTTAATTCTTCTATCATCTATCATATTCTTATACTCTTAAAAAACCTATTAGATCCTTTTTAATTGTTTGATACAGTATTCATCCTCTTCCAATTCAGATATTTCAGTTTTTGGATATTCTGATATTCTATTTAAGAATAAGAAAAAACTTTTTACTGATGGCCAAAGTTCACGATCAAGATTATAAAATAATAAAGGAACTGTAGCATCATCAAAGACATTAAACAATACTGTTAAATGATTAAGTATGAGATGAGTTTTAAGTTCCCCAGTATTTTTGTATCTCTTCAATAATCTTTTAACATACTTAATTCTTTTTAAGTCATCTTCAAAGTCATCTTTCGTGACTGCCTGGGGATTATTATAAAATTTTATAGCAAAGAGTAAATAATTACTCTCATTCAACTCATCAAATCTCATACTAAATTATCAACTATCTGGGAGAACACTATCATCAGCAGCATCAGATGTAGTCAGAATACCACCCGCAACTAAAACTTCATTCTTAACTCTTAATCTTCCATGCATATCAATGTAAGTTGTAATACCAACCCAACCAGAATGTGTAACAGCATATGCCGTTGTTGCAGCAATTCCTGCTTCAATTTCATCTATTCCATATACTACACGAGTTACAGGATTAGTTGAAAGTCCAGTTTGAACTTCAGGTGCAGCATATGCAGTATCTGCCATTGCATACAGAGGTTCCTGTGAAATAGCAAACGTAGTTGATGCAGGAACTGTCGTAACACCAGCAACAAAATAGTCTGTGCTATAGATTGTCAGTGATCCATTATTTGTTACAGAATCAACTACGGCAAAACCATAAGTTGCACCGGCACCTACACTGATAACATCACCTTGAGTGACACCATCATCAGTAAATGTTGTTCCAGCACCAGTAACAGTTTTACTAGCAAAGTCAATGGAAATAGTTCCCGTGCTTGTTACTAAATCTTTATCGCCCCATAGAGACATGTTCTATTACCTTATAATTCTTTTTATAATGATATTTATATTATTCAGTTTCTCTTACTTTAATAGCGTTTGAAACTACTTCAAGAAGTTTATCATCCATATCAGTTTTGGTTAACTTAACTGCTTTAGAAAGAATGACAAGACAAATCTCTACAAGTTTCTCGCCTAGTTCCTCATTATCAGGAACTTTAGAAACTGCATCACCAATAATTTTTGATGCTAATGGAAGTAAAAATGCTAACATGGTTTAAACCAGAAGTCTAAACTATATAGCAGATTTAATCTTTATTTGATACCCACTTACCATCAACTAACTTTTTAACTTCACCAGGACGCAATCTATCTTTTGCTTCTTTAGCCTTATCATAAAACTTACCAAACTTCATTCTTTGATCTGACTTGGTAAACTTTTCCTTTTCATCAGCAAACTTTTGCATTTGCTTGGTATCGGCATAGTCTATCTTTTCCTGAACTTTTTTCTTTTCAGGAAGACCTTTATGTTTAGTAGATGCAAACTTTTTTACATCACTCTTCTTCATATTCGCAGCTGCCTTTGCAGTCTCAGGAGTAGTAGGTGCCATCTCACCTTTTTGGATGGCACGAACTATTCCAAAAAACTTCTGTTGTTTTTGTGATACTGCAGGCATCAATCACTCTCTCCGGGACGTGATTTATATGGGTCTGGTCTTTTGTGCATAGCACTTCTTTCTGCCCGTGACTTAGCGTGTGCCGTTTCTTCAGCAGCCTTTTCTTCAGGAGAACGTGCATTACGTTTCTCGAAGTGTTTCTGAGAAACGTTCATTTGATCTTTAACACTCTATCCTTCACCTACAGTTTTACGTGCAGATTTGAAGTTGCGATTTATTTGATCTGATGCTTTCTTCTGTTTCTTTGCTCTATTAGAACCTGGTTCGGTACTTTGAAGTTCATCGGATCTTTCCAGAGCACGACGACCAGGAGACATGGTTGCCTTTGGATCTTTACTATTTAATCTATTGTAGGTAGGAGCAGGGGATTGATACATTCCCTGATACTTCTCATCAACCAAATCTCCTTCCATATCATAAGACATCTTAAGACCCATTGCTCTCAACTTGTTCTTGGCAAGATTGATTTTAGTAGGCATTGACCTTGAATCTTCCATAGAGCAATCATCCTTTCCATGAACAGGACAATCTTCACCTTCTTTACTATTCATACATGCCTCACCTTCGGCAATAGTATCACCTTGCAATTTATGAGATGCTGTGATTTCTGCTCCTCCCATAAGTGCCCTTTTTTTACTCTGAAGGATTCTCAACTTCATCTGTTTATCTGTATTTTGCTGCTGTTTAGCAAGTTGCTCTTTCTTCTTCTCATCATCTTGCTGCTCCATAGAAGCATCCTGTTCGGCAATTCTTTGTGCCTTCAGCAAATCAAGTTCTGCTTTAATTCCCTCACGAACAGTGGGTTCATAATTTTCTAAATGACTTTTTCCTTTCTTTAAGAAAGAACCAACTGCTCTACCTGCACCAGAACCAATTTGTTGAGCAATTGATCCACCTTCCTTCTTCTTTTTCATTGCTGCTTGATGACCCTTCCAGGCAGAAAGTGCAACTCTTGCAGCAGTATTTGCAGCACCTTTAACTGCACCACCAACTTTCTTCTTTGCTTCAGGAGAAGTTGCTTTTTTTACTGCAGTCTGAATTCCCTGCTTGATTTTTTCCTGTCCTGGAGGAGATGGTTTCTTATTATAATTAATCGAAAGTTGTCCAGGAGAAGACTTCTTTGCTTCAGGTTTTTTAGTTTCTTTTGATTTGTTAGATGAAATTTCACTTGCTGTTCCGGCAGATTTAGTAATCTTTGGATTTTTTCTTGCTTTGCCTCCTTTTGTTAATAGTTCTCCTTGAACATCTTCATAAAGACATATCGTAGATCCAACCTCATTAACAAATTCAAGGAACATATCATAACCCATTCCCTCAGAGATTATTGCAATATCTTCTTCATTATATCCCTGATCATAAAAATATTGTGTTGCATTCTCTAAAACATTAGGATTAATTGTGACTTTATTTTTGCCTTTCATTACATCAAGTTTTTTACCTTGCTCATCTTCTGTTTCATAGATGACTTCTTCTTTTGCAATTGCCTTACCAATTGTCTTACGACGATTCATCAGATACTTATCAGTTTTATCTTTCTTACCATCATTATTAACATCACCATCTTCTTTTCCGACTGGATCTAATCCTTTACTGCCACCCTTATTATCATAAGTATCTTTCTTTGCACTACTGGAAGTAGTAAGTTCTACACGCAAACCTTTTTTCCTAAGTTCACTTGCCTTTGCCTCTGCAGCAGCATACGTACCATAAGATCTTGTATACTGTGAACCTGCATTAGAATCTTTTACTCTTAATACATATTCTCCAACACCTTCTACAAATACTTTATTAAAAATCTGAGGAAGTGAAGATTCAACCATAGCAAAATCATACTGGTCACCTATCAACATCTTCTTAGCAAGTAACTTGACAGGACCAGGAGGATTTTTTGATGACAACTTTTGCATATAAGCACGTTGAAGTGATGCAGGATCAGTTTTCTGATCTCCCTTAAACGCACCTTTTACTTCATATCTAATATCATACGCAAGTTGTCTAGCCTGCTTTCGAACTTTGTCAACAACAGTGTTGGCAGGAGAACTACCCTTTATGCGTTGAGGAGCTTCTTCAAATACTTTATTACTCATCGGAAGATCTAATAATTCTTACTTTTTCTTATATTTATTTATAAATTGTTTGCCCCATTCACTTCCAGGAACCATTTTCTCAACATACTTCCGATAAGCATCAGTCCCTACAAGTCTCTGATCGGCAGGAACACCAGAAGGTGCATTACTATTAGTTACCGATTCCAATACATCTTTAATCCAAGGTTTAAACATCTCACCATCTTCAGTTACACAGATTAGATAGTTTGTTCCTCTTCGGATAATTTTCCCAATACTTTCACTAACATCACACTTTACCCATTCATCAATATTAAAAATTTCTTTATTGATATATTTTTCTCTCAATTCTTTTTCATAGGCATCAGTTCCATATTCATATGATGCTGCTATTGGAGCATATGTTGTTCCTGATAATTTTTTTTCTCTTGGAGTTTGTCTACGATCTTGTCCTCCTACTTTTGTTCCTTTATTTGAATACTCAATTGTTGTTCTTCCTGTTTTTGGGTTAGTGAAGGTTTTCCCCATAAACTCCCAAACACCTCTAATAACCCTTCCCCAACCACCATGACCATCACTTTTAAATCCAAGTGCCTTTGCTTGAGTTGCGGCATCAGGTGCTTCGATAATAAATTGGGAGAAACTTTTCATTACTTACTTAATTGTTTTATTATCTGATTTTCATGTGCAACAATATAGTTGATCACATCTATTCTCATTTTCTTATATTTATTCATTTCCCGATCTACCTTAGATGATACTATCTTTTTATCAAAAGTCATATAGACATGTGCAAGAAAATCTTTATATTTTTCTTTTTTATTTTTAGTGTTTGTATCAAAAGTTGCTAATAAATTAGTTATTTCTGGATGCATTTTTTTCTAAATATTTAAAAAGTAAAAATGAAGACATATAGACAATTTATATTAGAAGCAAAATTGAGTTGGTGGGATGGTGGTAGACAAAAGGCAAAATCTAAAGAATCAAAACTACGTACAGCAAGAGGTGGAAGTCCAGAAGAACAAGTAAAAAGATTCTCTCGATTGAAAAAAATAAAGTCTTCTATCGAAAAAACAGACTCCAGAGAATCTGACACAAAACCTCAAGAAACTGCAAAACAAGAAAGACAAAGAACTAATGCAGTAAAAAATACTGGATATGCTCAAACTGGAAAAAGAGGAACAGGAACACCTACAAGTAGTGTTGGAACAGTTTCTGGTGTAAGAAGAAGAACTATTACCAATATGAGAACCGGTGAAGTTCTTGGAAGAGCAGAACCTTCTGACACAAGAACATCTGGAAGATTTGGTAAAGTTACTGGAGGAAGAGGAACAGGGAAATCTAGATCTGGAGGAGATATTGGGAGATAATAACTTGATTATAATCTTTTGAGATAGTCCTTCTCTTTTTGATATGGAACTATCTCACCAGTATAATGTTTCCATCCTTCTTGAATATCAGGAACTAACCATTGGTCAACACGATAACAATATTTCCAGTTTACAGGTTGTATACAATTCATCACAACTACCGTCCAGAATGATATAAGATAGTTGAGAATTGTATACATTATTCTTACTTAAGTGCCTCACACTTAATAGACTCAAAGTAATCCTTTAGGGGGTAGGTGATTTCACTCGGGTCAGCTAGCAGAAGAATAAATCTTTTTGCGATATGATCGTCTCCGGTCTTATAAGGATTCCCATTTTCATCAGTTTCATAAAACGGATGTCTCTCTGCTGTTCCGTCTTCATTAAGGGAGATGAAATCCAGGCAAAAAACTTGTTGGTCCTTACCTAGTCTCTCAAAGTATGTTGGGTTATCAGATGTTTTTGGCCACCAGATACTATAATATGGAGTTCGCCTCTCAACATCTGGGTCTTTATCCAATTGATCTCTTACAGATTTTGGAAGTTTGGATACATCCAGGTCTTTTAGTTCATACTTAACGGACATCAGACATCCCCACACTATTGATTTGTTCTAGTTTATCGTAAATTTTTGAGATTTCTCGATTGAAGAATTGTCTGTCTTTTTGTCTAGCAATCTCATTACGACCCAGTTCTTCATACATACGACATATTCTTCCTTTTACTTCTTTTTTTTAATTTTGTTAATTCGGAAATTTTATCAGAAAGTTTAAATATCAGATACGCCAGTAATATATCTATAAGAAATCCTACCAACTGACTTAAGGATAAGGTAATCAAATATCTCCCTCCTTTCGGACTTCGGAATGTTTTACGGAAAATTCTCCACCAGGATATCGTGATTTGAGTTTATCAACATTCATCTCAATGATATCATCAAGAGAAATATTGAGACCCATACATGCCTGTGCGACATACCACATAATATCACCAAGTTCACGTTTGAGATGAAACAGATTTTCATCGTTGACAGGTTTACCTTGGAAGATGATCTTCTTTACAACTTCAGTAAACTCACCTGCCTCAGCAGACATTCCTACAGCAGCAGTAAGAAGTCGATGTGTTTCAAATCCTTCTCTACGAAGTTCTTGGATACGATACTCAAAAGCATCAGCATCTTTACTAGGTTCAGATGTGACGGCATTCACAAACTCAAGATATGCGTCAGTGTTTACTTTACTCATGAAAACTTAAATCCCTCAAATGATTTCTTCGGTCTGTCCTCGTTATTATACTCTTCTTCTTGTCCAGAGTCAAGTATATTATCTTGTGCTGACTGCTCACAATCATAAAGACGCATCTTGGAACGATCAATTCCAATCACAAATCTCTTATTGACTACAGTATCATTATATCTGTTCTTCAATTGCTTCACCATTATCTGTCCAATCTGTTCAAGTTCCTCAGTGCTAATAAGGGCAAACATAAGATCAGCAGTAGCAGGGAGACCAAAGGACTCACTAGTGTCAGTAAGGTCAACATCAGAGCTACTATTATGTGTGAGAATAGCATTCGCATAGAACAAATGATTTCCAGATACTTCAATATCTATAAGTTCTCTTTCATCAAGTTCTTCAATTTTTAGAATTTTTTTTAGTAACATTTAGTTCAAAACTCCATAACGAACTCGGTAATAAGTAGAAAGGTCTTGTAGATAGGTTACACCATCCATCACAATCTCTTTTGGTCTTTTTGGTTTTTGAAGTGCTACATACAAAAATACCATTTGATTATCTTGACGAACTTGTTTCATATATTCCACAATTTCATCAAAAGTATCTGCTTCATAAGTTTCTACACTAAAAGTTTTTCCCTGATACATTCCAGTTGGACCAAGAACAAATCCATTCACATAATCTTTGAGTTGATTTACATATTCAATCAAGTCACCATCAAGATTTTCTGGAACTTCATTTTTCCAAAAAAGATAATCTTCTAAAACTATTTTTTTTAGATTAGAGAAAAACTCATCAAAATCATAAGTGATATTATAAGTTTCAGTGAGTTCTTCATTTTCCCACTCAAACTTTTTGTTCTTTGCAAACTCTTCAATTTGATTGAAGTGAGAAACTAATGCCTTATGAGTTTCTTCGTTTGAAAAGACCAGATTTTGATTGTATTCGTATGTTTTAGTCATTTTTGTATTCTCCCATTAATATATCCACAAGAAATAAAACTTTTGTAGTCCCAAACGTCAATACACATACATTCTACACCATTATTCATCCAAATAACACCCTTTCCATTTTCCCACCCATTTTGTAAGTATGAACTTATTTCTTCTTTTTTGATAAACTTTCGTTCTTTTAAATTTTTGCTATGTATCCAAGTTCTACCAACAGAAGATTTTGCAATATTATCTCTATGCTGTTTGGTTAGTTTTTGTCCTCTTTTACTTTCTGCGATTTTGTTTTTAGTTTCTTGTGAGTGATTTGTATTGAACTTTTTATAAACACCAAGAGAGTATCTATGTTTTTTAGTTTTTCTCATTTTTTCTTTTGATTGTGTAGAAAAACTTATTCCATAGTTCCACGCCCTACCATTTCTAATATTCTCTTCTATTAGTTCTTGATTTGCTCCGTGATAATGCTTTTCATAATTACAAGTTTCATATTTCATATTATACCCACACCCATCCCTATAATGAGATTTATATTTGCGAATATAATAATCCTCTTTCATTCTTACTTCACTCTCATCCACTTCCTCTATTACTTCAATAGTAAAGTTTCTTTTACCATATTCAATAATAGCATCAGACAAAAGTTTATTACCTTCGTGCCTTCCAAGAGTAATATGTTCTTGCAATCTTCTATCCAATTCATTCTTAGTCAGTCCAACATAATACATATGTGGATTAACTGCTGTGTTGGCAATTAGATAAATCTTTACTTTCATATCAGTAAGTTATACTACTATTATTTATAAGAAGTATAACTTACACATACTATTCCTTCACATAAAGACACATACTTTCCTTCAAACCTCCTTTGATATTCATTTCACCATTTTGAGTTGGGAACAAGTGTTCTTCACTACAAATGATTTCTTTACCATCTTCCAAAGTAATCTTATAAGATTTCTTTTTAGATTTTGGAAAGACATTTAGAACTTCATTATAACCAGTATTAGAAAGCACCAAATCTCCAACTTGAATATTTGAAAGTTCTTTCATACCTTGCTGTGTTTGAACTTGTGTTTTCAAGTCCAAGCAATATCCAGAACGAGTGGTCTGGGTGGCAGATACGATAGGGACCTCGGATTCTCCAGCCAACCCTCTAAGTTCCTCTGCAATAGACTTAATATAACTATATGAATTGACAGACATCCCTGACTTATAACGGGAGGAAGCACATATATTAAGGTAATCAATGAAAATAATATCAGGTCTAAATGACTTCTTAAGTGCAAGCTCACTAAGAAGTGCTTTAAAATGTCCACTATGTGCAGATGCTGTAGGGTATTCTTTAATTATAAGTGTGCCCTGAGTTTTTGCTGCCAACTTAGTTACTTTGTTCTCAAACGTTGACTTAGGCAAATCTACAATATTCTGAATATCAACATCTAATAAGTTCGCATCAATTCGTTCAGCAATTTTCTCTTCTGCCATCTCCATTGTAATGTAGAGAACGTTTTTCCC